TTCCTTTTTAATAAAATCCTCCATTCTTTCTATTATATCCTGAGAATCAATAAGATTATCTATGCTTGCTAAAAAATTAGCAATATGTTTTGCTACATATGGTTTCTCACCTCTTGCAGCAAATGCTAGTGCATCTCTCAAATGTTCTTGGGATGCTCTTAAGGATTCTTCTACTGGTCTTGATAATGTCATTTTACAACCTCTACTTTTATTGTTCCATCTAAATGGTCTGCAAGTCTATGATAAGCAAATGCAGTAATTACTTGTGGGATTATGAAAGCAATCATTGCCACAATCCAAAAGAAGTAATAATAGTTTTCTTTAGTTTGAGTTCTCATTTAAAATTACACTCCACCATAATTTCAGTAAGACAAGCAAGCATATTTATTTCTTGGTCTGCAACAAATGCAGACTGGTATTGATACTTAGCAATAATAAGCACAGCAGCAGCAACACCTGGCCCATCCAAGGAACCATAACAACCATCATAAATGCGCCTAAGAAGTACAGTAGGATCATTGTCCAAGTTATTGACACACCATTTACGTACTTCTGGAAAATTCTTTTCCTTGAGATTTTTAAAGAGATCATCAGTCTTTACATCACTAAATGTAGCTAGTATACCTGTATCTATCTTCCCTGCAACTGCATATCTTTGACATTCATTTAATACTCTTCTCCAATCAGGAAAATGTTTCTTTATTAATTGTGCTAAAACTTTTTTATCTGACTCAATCCTTTCTGTATCTAAAATATAATTAAGTCTTGAAAAGAAAGAAGCAGCAATCTCTTGCTTTTCTTTACCTTGAATAGAAAAATCAACTACAGCACATCTAGAATGTAATGGTGAAATAATCTTATTCCTATAATTACAAGTAAATATAAATCTACAATTATTAGCAAACTCCTCTATTGAGGCTCTGAGGAGGAGTTGGACATCATTCGTTGTGTTATCTGCTTCGTCAATGATGATGACCTTGTGCTTCGCCTCCGAAGACAACGATACAGTAGATGCAAAGTTTTTTGCATTATTACGTACTGTGTCGAGGAATCGTCCCTCATCTGATCCGTTGATGACATAGTAATCTACCCCCAGTTCGTGACATAGAGCTTTTGCTACTGTTGTTTTACCACACCCTGCTGGACCAGCAAGTAATAAATTAGGTATCTCCCCTCTATTTACAAATTGTTGAAAGGTATCCTTTATACCTTGAGGTAAAATACACTCTTCAATCTTCTTGGGTCTATATTTCTCAACCCATAAAAATTCATTCCTCAAGATGCCCTCCATGCAACATAAAAAATATATCCTAACCCTAATAGAATTAAAAAAGGAATAGGAAAGAATGGTAGTACTATCATAGCATGAAGCACTTGTATTATTACTATAACATAAAATATCCACATAATCCACATCCCAATCTTATTATGCCTTGAACCTCTCTTATACTCTGGTTCAGCAACATTGTACTTCCATATGTCACTTGACATATATTCATCTAAAGGTATTTTTTTACTCATTATTTAAATCCAATCTGGTTGTCTGGATGGGTCACGAAGATAATTAGATGCAACCCAAGGTTTGCTCCTAATGTAATTCTTGTAAGCAGTAAAAGTGTCAATGCTTGTGTCATGTTTATATTCATCTGGCATTGCCCTAGTAAATGATTTTGGTCTTTCCAGAGTAAATGGAATAATACTACCTGCTTCTACTATAGCTTTCTCACAACTATGAACTTTACCAAATCTATGAGTATACTCTTCACATAAAGCAAAACCATGAGCAACTAACCACCATGCATTGTGAATGGTTTCATTTGCCCAGACTGTACAAGGGTGATTACGAAAAGCACCCTTTTCTGTTTTGTATGGTGTACCATCTACCTTATGAAGTTCACCATAATCATGACCCCACTTTTTAGAGCAGACAATCGCAAGCATCTGACATGTCTCCAATGGCATCTTAACTACATGCTTATCTGGTAAGCATTGAGCAGATACAGTTGGTGATGGATCAGTAACAAAAATGTTCATAACGAATTCCAATGACGGATTACCCCCGCCACAATAAAACAATTAGTAATGAGATAAGTAAGAAAGATGAAAGATCGAACAAGGAGTATAGAATTATCATACCTCTTGGTCTGCGCATCAGAGAAAGAACCCAACGCATATTTCCATATCCTCCAGTATCTTATCATTCAGTTTTGGTAACTTTTTTAGCAACCTTCTTTATTGTATCAGATGGTAGCAATGATGCAATAACTAATCCTACAAGAACTGCTGTAAGAATTTTGGTAGCAAGTAATTGCAATACTAAAATAAGCAAAGCACTTACTCCAAAAGTTTGCCATTTGTCCTTAATATAAGAAACAACTTTTTGAACTGTAATTGTTGGTTTTGTAGTAGCCATTTTAATTATCCAAATGTGGAATCAGGTTCCAGAGCAATATAATAAGTCAAATCATATGATTGGCTTTGGAATCGTGATAAAAGTTTACTTGATACAACAACTTCATATGTACCAGGAACAATCTTTAGATTCTCCTCTTTGAAATTGAAAACAAATTCTTTATCAGTCTCACCAACTACTATAGAGAAATCATTTGATGTATCATTCTTCTTATCCCTAGCAACCACCTTTACAACTCCTGCTTCACCAATAGCAGAAATATCTGGTAACTGATAGATAGATGCTGCTTTCTTTAACTTCTCCAACTGTTGACTAGAAATAACAAATCCAACATCCTCAGTAGGAAGTTCAATAGGTTTATCTGGTGGGGATACTATTACAGAAGGATCAGCAAAGAAGTACTTAGACCTCATCTTACCTTCTCTAATAATCACATGATTATCATTCTGACTGAAATCTAATTCAGGAGTTTGATGTAAAGAAAGTCCATTAAGGAATTGATTTAAATCATAGATACCAAAATCTTTTGGTAATTCTTCATCAATAATTGCTTCAGCAAGAATATTCTTCATCACACTAATAGTACGCAATTTACTCCCATGTTTAAAGAGAATAGATTGATTAATAGTTGAGAAGTTCTTTAATAGATTAATTGTTTTATCAGAAAGTTTCATAACCACGGGTCGGAGTTTCATTTTTTGTGTGTCCACTAAAATAATAAAGAAGTAGACAATAGTGCATTGCCTTTAGTATATCACGTTTTGCTTGTCCTTTTTTATCATACCTAGCAAGGTACTTAATAGCATTAGATCTACAAAAAGACTCTGCATCACCCACAGACTGAATCAAATCTAATGTCTGTGTATTGTTTTGTTCTGAAGTATAATGTCCAGAATATGTTGAAGAAATATAATCTTTTAGGTCTTTAATACCAACATCTTCCTCATACTTTTGAGACTTATATTCCAAATTTGGTTCTGGTTTTTCAACCAATTCTTTTTCCAAAGATCCTTGTTTCCTTCTTGTTACTGTTTTACCACCATCAGGTGATTCATAAACCCAAAGAGTATCTACAGCAGTGTTTCCTACTCCAGTTATAGGATCATATTCATCACTCTCTTCTGGAGTGATTCGATTGTCATCAGTCATAATAGGATAGTCTTCATCAAATGTTCCATTTAATATTGAGTGTGCTAGACTCCATGCATTAACCATAGCAAAATAAAAAATCGTTTACAAGACTCTCCGCTTTTTCTTTCCCAAACTTACCAGTAAGATAACCTCCTACAGGATCAAGTTTAGTCATATAAGCATCAAAGTCTGTATATACACTGGTGTCATTTCCAGATGGTTTCTCACATTCTAACATATTTTTGTACTTAGTCAAGTAAGTCGTGAACATTTCTAGATGCTCATCAACCTCAGTCATCTCACAATACTGAATGTATATGTTCTCTGAAAAATGATTACCTGGTTCAAAGAATCGATAATCACCTCTTCCCTTTGGTAATCCTTCTACTGAAAACAAATAATTTTCTGTGGGATGTTGAAAGTCAAATACTATAATGACTTTCTTGTCGCTAAATCCCATAAGATCCATACCAAAAC